ACAAGCCGCTATTTTCATTCTCCTTTCTCAACATTTTCAACTGCTGGGAACTATACCACGTCTTTGGCACTCAATCCATCAACACGGACTTCACGCAAAAGGAAGCCACTATCAGCGGAGAGACTACATATTACGAGCAAGAGAAAGTACGGAAACTATACATCCAAACAATACCACTCTCTGAGGAAGAAGCAATGTGGATCAACCAATTCTTAGGTTCGCAAGACACATTCATTGAGTTACCACCTCACACTTGGAAAATTCTTATCTCAGACATCACATCGGAAATCTCTAACTCCCCCAAAACCACCATCACCATTAAGTTCGCTTGGAGGTTTGCCGACTTACACAACATGGTTATATCCAACGATAAACACAACCAAATCTTCAACGACAAGTTCAACGAAACTTATCAATAACTCTTCTCTCTCTTCTTTTGGGCAATCCGGTAGCCGTTCTATCGCAACGGCTACCGTCGGGCTTTCCATCTCAGACATATTTTCAATACTCGATTCAATCCCTATTGCAACCTCTCCCCACCCACCACCCATCATGCAGTCAATACATATAACAACAGCACGTCGCATTCTTCAAGCGCCAGAGCCTGTCGACTTGAAATGCTGGACACGTTCAGGTTCTATCCTGTCACTACACAATGCCATCCCTCTTAGATACAATTTCTATGAGGGCACGCAGCAGTTCAAAATCCTGTCGTCACGAGAAATTCGCACCATACGAATTAATCTCATCTTCGAACTCAACGGCACTACCGTTTTCCTATAAAAAGAAATCATGCAAGAAGCACACTCACTTCTTGCATGATTCCTTTTATCTCTTCTGCTGATTACTTATTTTATTCCATCAGCAACAGCCTTTTCAAATTCTTCCTTTGTGCAAGGCTTTCTTATTATGATGTAGTTCGTAGTCTGGCTGCCTCCAGCTCCATTAAAAACAGCACCTTCTGAACTACCTCCATTCAAATATATCTGCCACCCTTTAGATATTAGGTACATATAGACAGCTGCTACCGTTTTGAAGGTGATGGCTTTTCCATTCTCATCTTTGAGCTTATCAATAGTCTTGCCATCGTCAATATTCACCTTCAAACCCTCTCTCTTCATTGTTCCATCGAATGTCACAATATTATAAATATAATACTCTGAAGTTTGCGCAGAGGCAAAGAATGGGGCTAACATTATTGCAAGCAATAAAATAATCTTTTTCATATCTTATTTCTTTTTGGGCTATTTTACTATATCCATCAGTGTCTCAAAACTGTCTACTTTACCATATTTCACATTGGATGTAGATATTTGGTCAAAGAGCTTTTCGGCACAAGAGATCTTGCTCTTTTCTATTTCGCGCAAGTCCATGCTCGACATCGAGCCTTTTGTCTCTGCTACAAAATATATGTGCTTTACCTCGCCTTCTTGGAACGCAATTGCCCAGTCCGGAGAATAGTTGCCTACTGGTGTCGGTATATGGAATCCCTTTGGCAACTTAGCATATACTGCCACCTCCTTTGCAGTATCTATCTTATCAACAAAATCGCGTTCGCCCTGGCTATCTGTGTACACATAGTCCACGATACTTTTCTTTCCTTCAAAGGCATTATCTATTGTTCCATGTTTCTCCTGAGTGAAAATATCACTGTCGAACTTTCCTTCTATTCTATTATAGCTGATATGTTCCACAATGATTGTTGCTTTCTGCTCTAGTATCAAGCGTGTCACTTTGCGGATAAACTCTTCTGGGTTCGCTTTATACATGCTGAACTTCAACGGACGTATTTTTGAAAGTATTGTTGCCACGGTCTTTCGGGTAAGGCGGGTGCCGCTACTTATCTTGCCGAGCAAGTCATAGCGCACATTGCTTACTATATCCGTGTCTAGTTTTTCTGTTGTACTTTCCTGCAGACGCATCATATTGCCATTTTTCATGTCTTCTAATGAAGCATTTGCCTTTTGCTCTCCGCGAGTCACTACATAGCTTAGTTGGGTTACCTCCAGCTCATTATCTATTGCGTCTACCGCTTTTCCGATAAGTTCATCGCTATCGAAGCTAACGGTGTAAGCATACTTATGATTGATGCGTCGCCAAAGCTCTTGAAACTCCTTCTTCATGAAGTTGTCGTTGAGCTTGTTTTCTGGAGTTGTCGTCTTGCTACCATCATCAATCATACCCTTCAATACGCTTGGATCGTATATGCTCTGAACTAACTTCATTACTGAATTGCTCATTGGCTGCAAATCATCTTCCAATGGCAACAAGGTTTCTGTAGCACATGCCTGGCGGAATGTTTCTGTCACTTCTCCTTCCTTGGTAATGTAGTTCTTCATACGAAGCTGGAAATAAATTTCCTGTGCGTCGCTTTTCTTTATGGTGTACTTTGCTCCATCATCAATGGTAATAATCTTGCCGACGAAGAAATCAACATCTGCTTTGGTAGGACGGTCGTAGAGGTCTTGCTTGATATCATGCTGCAAATCCGCAGCGAAGGACGCATATCCTTCGCTTGCAATTACTGTAAGTCGGTTTACCTTATGCACTTCTTCAGGTATTGCATCATTGTCCTGGCGTACTCCATATCTGTCTACGCACAAACGCAAGCCACGTCCTACTTCCTGACGTTTCTGTGATACACTGTTCGACTGGCGAAGCGAACATATCTGGAACACGTTAGGATTATCCCAACCTTCACGGAGTGCTGAGTGGGAGAATATGAAGCGCACTGGCTCGTCAAGGCTTAGTAGGCGCTCCTTGTTCTTCAGGATAAGGTCGTAAGCTGATATGTCGTCGCTTTGGTCGCTGCCTTTCTTTAGCGCACTATTTATAGAATGACCTTTCTTGTCTATAGAAAAATATCCTGCATGGGTAGCATGGGCTGATATACTTCCAAGGTATGACATATAATCAGGATCGAACATATTCTGATTATTATTCAGCTCTTTCATGTACTCTTGCTCGAATATCTCACCATAGCGTCCCAGAAGCTGGTTTCCGTCTTCGTCATACTGGCGATAGTTAGCCACTTCGTCTACGAAGAATAGCGAAAGACACTTTATACCACGTTTGAATAAAGCAGACTCCTTACGGAAGTGTGCTTTAATTGTCTCACGTATCTGTATGCGTGCTTTGTGGTCGGCAGTGACATTTCCTTGGATATCTTTCACGTTTAGAGTCACACCATTGCCAAAGATAGCCTTACCACGTAGAGAGTCTATCTCTGTCAACATATAGCCACGGTACTGCTCCATCTCTCCTGAAAGATAATAGAGGTCGTCACTTTCGCCTACATTCTTGTAGGTTCGCTTGATGTTGCCGCTCTTGCTCTGCACGTCTATCTCCAGGCGCACCTTTGGAGGTTCATTCTTCGATAGCACGACACTATCGAAGTAGATGTAGCTTTCTGTTCCTTTGAGGTTACGAAGCTCGAAGCCAACTACTTCTATCTTCTTTACCAACTTCTGGTTGTAGGCATCCAACGCATCGAGGACATACACAGGGTTGTGGGCCTCTCGGTGTGTGGCTGAATAATTGAGCGTGAACAATGGGTTGAAGCGTGCCAACGCTGTCTGCGTGGCAGCACCGCCCATCTTCTGTGGCTCGTCCAATATGATGATTGGACGGTTTGCTGCTATTACGTCGATTGGTCGACGTGAGCCAAACTCGTCACGTTTGTCGTAAATGATACGGGCATACTTGTTTTTAGCTCCCTCTTTCATCGAGGTGTTAAAAGCCTGGGTATTGATGATCATCACAGAGATATCGGCACTCTGCGAAAAGGTGTCTATCTGGTTGAGGTTGTCCGAGTTATATACAAAGTAGCGTGCCTTCTTGCCATACAGCTCCATGAAGTGGTCTTGGGTAATGTCGAAACTCTTCTTCACTCCTTCACGTATGGCAATGCTTGGCACTACCACGATGAACTTTGTCCATCCGTAACGTTTGTTCAGCTCAAACATTGTCTTGATATAGACGTAGGTCTTACCGGTACCGGTTTCCATTTCTATATCAAGCTGGCAGGCTCCAAGGCGCTTTATAACTTCACTACTAAGGTGAATATTATTCTGCGACTGTATCTGGTGGATGTTCTTCAGCAGCTCGGCTTCTGAAAGCACGATATCTCCATTCTTGTAGCCTGTATCATATTCGCTGAATCCGATGCCTTTTTTTTCAATGCGCTTACCGTTGTCAATAACGTACACCTTTCCCTGGTCCAACTTGTACTCCAAGAGTCCCTGGTTTGGCTGACCGTTAAAGATGTCAACGGTGCTTTCTACGGCATCGGTCTGATATTGTTGTATCTTAAATTGCAGTTTCATCCTTACAAGATTTTTGTTGTTGTGTTTGGTGCGTATGTCTTGAAGATCTGCTCGAAGTTTGTTGCTGTGGCATCATCTACCAAGCTGGTATCACGCAACACTGCATACATTGGCTGTATCTTCGCAATAGCTGTCACCACCTCGTCGGTTACTTTCTGGTCGAAGCAAGCAACAAGATAGCCATCGGCTACATTATATATGGTCTTGCCATCCACAACACTCTCTTCAATCTTGCTGTCGAGTGTTGCACCGAGCTCCAACATCACTTGGAACAAAAGGTCTTCGCTTGTGCGGTCGTCCTTTACATTGTCTACCAAAGCGAACAAATCCTGCTGTGTTGTATCTTTTGGAGAATAGAACACTTCCTTCATGTTGCTGCTGTCGAGCTTCAAAACGCGGAAACCAGTGTCGAGGTGCTGCGTCGTGAGCGGAGAGTCTGCCTTAATCTTGGCACCTGCACGACGGATGCGCTCCTTGCCGATTTCGCAGATGTTCTTGTATCCTTGATTTTTTTTCTTATCACTAACTTCTTCTGGCAACTGTACCATGATAAAGCGACATTTTTTTTCTTTTTCTGCATTCTTCTTCATTACAGCATGTGCTGTGGTTGCACTTCCAGAGAAGAAATCAAGAACAATGGAATCTTCTTTTAGATTAGCTAAAGTTATAAGTCGCTCTAACAAGCGAACAGGTTTTGGACCATCAAAAACCCCCTTGTCACCAAACAATGATACGACTTCTTGGGCTCCTTCTTGACTATGACCAACATCCTTATAGAATAAAATTGATGTAGGTGCCATGCCATCATGTTTTAGTTCTGTTATAAATCGTTTTATACACGGAACGCTACTTCCATCAGCTCCAAACCAAATACGATTATCTTGGAGTCTCTCACGGAATGCATTCCGTGAGAGCCTCCAGCAGCGTCCTGCTGGAGGCTCTACTACACGTCCTGAAGGGGTCGTGATAGGGTAATCACATTCAGCATTGTAAGTCTTTACAGACATATCGCTAGGCTTCCATACACCACGGGGATCATTGTCTGGATTTGAATAACGGGCATTTGCTTCCGCTGTGCGCTCCAATCTTCCTATAATAAAACTTGCTGCACTTTTTGCATACATTAAAACATAATCATGACTATTTGAAATATACTTTGCATCATTTTTTGGTGAATACGCTCTTTCCCATACAAGTGTTGCTATAAAATTGCATTCTCCAAACACCTCATCACACACCTTCCTCAGATTTTCCACCTCATTGTCATCAATGGAAATAAATATCACACCATCCTCAGTCAGCAAGTCTCTTGCCACCTTCAGTCGTGGATAAATCATATTCAGCCAATCGGTGTGGAAGCGTCCGTTGCTCTCGGTGTTTGTCACCAAACGGTTGCCCTGCTCGTCAAACTGCCCTGAGTTGGCGAGATATTCGGAAGCCGACTCTGCAAAGTCGTCTTCATAAACAAAGTCGTTGCCGGTGTTGTAAGGTGGGTCGATATAGATCATCTTCACCTTATGGAGATAGGTTTCCTTCAAGCATTTCAATACATCGAGGTTGTCACCCTCAATATAAAGGTTCTGTGTGGTGTCGAAGTCAACGCTTTCCTCTGGGCATGGACGCAATGTAGCGTTTATTGGCGCATTAGCTGCAAGTATAGCCTTGCGCTTGTCTGGCCAAGTAAACTGATAACGCTCTTCCTTGTCGCTGATTATTACAGACGAGAGATTTTGCTGCAACTTCTCAAAATCTACTTTATGAGCTATTATCGGGTCTCCATTTTCCTTATACCCGGTAATGGTCTCTGTAATACAGTCGGGGAATAACTGCGCTATCTTCTGTATGTTTTGCTCCACGCCATCAGCGGTTTGCATTTTAAGATTCTCCATATAATTTATATTCTTAGATTATTCTGTTTCTATATTTTTTGATATCTTTTCCATTAAATAATAAATATCTTCTATTCGTTTTTGAATAGGACTATGAAGATTGTTCTTGCAAGAAATTCCTTTACTAATCTCACGTAATGCGCTTTCAGTTGGTGAATAGATAATTAAGGATCTACATCCAATATAGTTATTCAATGAAAAAGTTTCATCTATATTGTATTTGTCACAATACTTACCAATTACATGTATATTCTCGTTTATATTTTTATCAAGCCATTTATTAATAGTTTCATTTGAAATATTTTCATCCGCTATTGTAAAAAATTTGTTACTTGAATAAACAAATGATATTAAGAAATACACACTTCTTCCAGGTACTAGTGCTATTTTTTTTGATTCTAATGATGCAAAGCCCTTGCGAATTGCCAATGAAAAATTTTCAGTTATTGGTTTACCAGTAAATCTTAACTGAACATTATAAGCCGTTTCTTTTCCTATATTTGAAACCTTTAATAAAAGCATATCATCATGAGAAATAATCTCAAAAGATAATCGAGCCCTTAAATCATCTCTACGCTGTTTATAACTAACCCACAATGTTGCTCCTGCCAAAACTGTCATTATTGCAGAAATAGCACAAGAAACTACATTCCAATTTATGTTTTCTATAATACACATTATAATTTTTGTTTTAATTTAAGAATCATTTGATGCAACTCGTACTTCTTCTTTGGTTGCCTTTCTTTAGTAACCTTTTGCTCAAGAGAGGAGATTTCCCGAAGCAAAGAATCTCGTTCTTTTGATAGAAGAACAGCTGAATGAATGTCATTTGCGTCCGAAGTGATAAAAGTTCTAGCTACTTGTTTGACAAAAGATGAATATATCGTATCCATATTTCTGTCGTTTATATTCAAGGATAGTGTATTAACTTCTGTCCATTTCGTCTGATATGCCTTGACAATGTCAAACTGCCGTTGCTCTGCATCGTGCCACTCTTTGTAGTTGATGTATAGGCAGCATTTATCTTCGTATTGCAACATGAATACCGTGTGGCGTGGCATCTGCTTATCTATAAGCATTAGCACGTCGGATGGCACTTCCACTTTCTTTAACACCATACGGAACACGGTTATTTCGTGTACCATCTTGCCGTCTGTCACATTCAGCGTGGACGGGGCAATCTTTGCCACCCACGTCACGCTTGCCACATCGTCGACAAAGCGCTGCTTCATACGTGCATTCACTTCCAGGTTCTTATAGAACGCTGTCTTGGGCACAGTCTTGCCTACAAGGGTTGACTCAGGGAATGTTATCATGGCTATTTCTTTTCTTCAGAATCTAAAGAAGGAAGATAGTCGCTTGCTTTAGCAGATGTAATAACCCCATGCCCGAGTTTTTTCTCCAATTGATTGCGTGCAGCTTTTGCCACACTGCCACCATCCTTAGCCACACGCTTCTGTTGATTAAAGCCCTGAGGATTGCGCTGTTTAGAAAGTTCTGTGGCAGAGGCCTCGGCGAGCATATTGAGCGCAATCTCCATATTGGTCATGTTATCGCGAAGACTTTCTTTCTTCAGGCCCTTGAATTGTTTGTATTGCTTGGTGCTCATTCCGCTCCATTCACGAGTGATGATGTCGGTAAGAGACGCATACTGCAAACCTTGCTGAACGCCTGTTCTTGCCCATTCGTCTGTTAGTTCTTTTCTGATCTCAATAGACTTGATGCGCTGATTTATCCATGCGTCAGAATATCCCAATCGCTTATAATCTATTACAGCCTGGTCGATGCTTTTCTCTGGGTCTTGCATCTGCTCCAACCGTGTGCTCGCCACTTGTGCCATCCACAGCTTGAAAGGCTCTGCCTTAGGAGAAGGAATGGACTGTATAATACGGAACAATTGCTCTGTATCGGCTACATCGGTCTGGCGGAGCTTACCGTCGGCTGCACGCAATTTCAAACTGTGACAATTTGTCACGGTTTCATTTCCTTCTTGTTTCAATCTTTGTTTTAACTTTCTCCAATATGCTGCAGAATCTTTGCTTTCGGTCAATACCGCACAAACATCTACTATAGAAAAATACCATTTCTCTTCTTTGTCGTCCCATACGGAGCGTATCTTCTTTTCTTCAAATAATTGAAGGGCTTCTTTCTTTGTCATAAATTAAGTATATTATCTGATTATTAGGAATGTTATCAACTCGAAGTCATCAAGTCCTTTTATCTCACCTAACAGAGCGGTGGTTTCTCCCACAGAAAAAAGACTGTCAATGTCGCTTTCTTCCTTAACGCTTACAATGCTATCGATGGCACTATGCAGCAAGTCACTGTATTTGCGCATGTCGCGTCCGTCCTTAGTTTCTTTATTGAGGGCAGCGCATAGAGTGCGGTCGTACTCTTGCTTGCTTTTGCACACATGGCGCATAATATCGAGCAGCTGCTTTGGATGAAGATGGTCGCATATTACTTTACCATCATCGCTAACATATACCATATAGAACGGATGAAGCAGGTTCTTCTTGTCTATATTGACTGCATTATTACGGTTGCGAAGGATATACATCACTCCTGGTTTTGCCATACTATCACTCTCAACTACGGCACTCATACCGAACGGTGCGTGCTCGATGTCTGGATGGTCTTTTATGTATGCCAAAAGGTCTAAACGGAACTCGTTTAGTCCTAAGTCCATTATGTTTATACCTGTGTCCATATCTTCTATGTCTACCACTTCTTCCTGTAGACGTTTCAACTGGTTACGACGATATTCCAAATCGCCTTTCTCATTATTTGAAAGAAGATTGTCATCGCCAGTTGAGGTGAGCACCGTGGCTTTCATTCGGCTCTCTACTCGTCCTTTGAGCTTTATGTAATCATCAAGCTCCATGTCTGGCCAATAGTTCACAAGCTGTATCACCTTATTTCGTGAACCAATACGGTCTACTCGTCCGAATCTCTGGATAATGCGCACTGGATTCCAGTGGATATCATAGTTTATAAGATAGTCACAGTCCTGCAGGTTTTGTCCCTCACTGATACAGTCGGTGGCTATAAGCACGTCTATATCTTCCTTTGCATTAGGATATATGGATGCTCTATCTTTAGAGATTGGAGAGAAGTAGGTAAGCACATTATTAAAGCTCAATGGAAATTTCTTGATTGTGCATCTTCCTTCTGTAGAACCTGTTATTAGAGCGGTATTGAGACCGCAATCTGCCTTTATCTTTTCTGCTAACTCTGTGTATAGATAGTTTGCTGTATCTGCAAATGCTGTGAAGATAAGCACTTTCTTGTTACCAGGGTTTATAGGATTTTCAAACTTGTGTTTCAAATCCTCGATAAGCATCTGAAGCTTGCTGTCGTGTTCTGGCGTGATGTCGGAAAGCATGATAAGGAGTAAATCAAGTTTCTCCAAATCTGAAGCTAAGTCACGACGCCAGCTTGTTGTGTCCATATCGGCAAGACTAATCTTCGATTTCTTTGTAGCAAAAGGATCTATTTCTCCTTCAGTGCTATCGTCATCTTCTGTAAACTCGCTTACATCGATAGTTATGCTTCCACGACGCTCCTCATATTCGTCTATAAGCTTAATTGTATTATTTATATATTCCTGGATACGCTGCAATGTCAGTCGGAAGGAGTTTACCGAGCTTTCAAGACGCTTCAACAGGTTCGTTGCCATAAGCTTACGAAGTCCCTTCTCTCGTCCATCGATAGACAAGCCCTCACCCTCAAAGTCAATTGCATAGTCGTTCCTTACGCTATCAAACAGATAGAGCGACGGTGTATAGATGGCAAGGCAAAGGGTGTTGAGGGTGTTGGCGATATCTCGGAAGTTTATGGCACTATCAAGGTCTGTCAACTTTGGACGACGGGAGATTGGTGCCAGGCGTGTAGGAAATTCACCGATATCTTTGGTATCGTAATATTTCGTGATGTGACTTCTGCTGCGTGCGATTGTCACGGCATCGAGCAGCTGGAAGAAGTCAAAGCTCAAATCATTAAGCAAACGTTCTGTGGTACGTTCTTCTGCAGGGAGCTTTGCCCACTTGTTATATACCGTTTGGGCATTGCGAAATACATCATCAATGCTCTTGTCTAAGTCAACGGCTTCATTGATGTAATCAGACTTTCCTTCATAGGCAAGCTGCAACTGATTTTTCAAATCATTGAATCGGTTATTCACCGGTGTAGCACTGAGCATCAGTACTTTTGTCTTCACACCGGAACGGATAACTCTATTCATCAAACGTTGATAGCGGTTTTCCTTACGTGGCTCATCGTCGTCGTCAAGCTCCTCGTCGTCAACGTTACCGCCATTGCGAAAGTTGTGGCTCTCATCAATTACGATAAGGTCGTAATTTCCCCAGTTGATATGTTCCAAATCAAGACCGTTGCTTAATCCACGGTCACGTGATAGGTCTGAATGGAACAATATATCATAACGCAGACGGTCGCCTGCAATGGGGTTATTCTTATAGTTGGCACGAAACGTCTGCCAGTTGTCGTTCAGTTTCTTTGGGCAAAGAACGAGCACGCTTTTGTTTCGGTTCTCGTAATACTTTATAACTGCAAGGGCAGTGAAAGTCTTACCTAGTCCGACACTGTCAGCAAGGATGCAGCCATTATATTTCTCCAGTTTGTTGATGATGGCAAGTGCTGCATCTTTTTGAAAGTTATAGAGTTTATTCCATACAATACTTGACTTGAAGCCTGTGCGTTCGTTTGGCAGCACATCTTCTGATATATCGTCCAAGAATTCATGGAAGATATTATATAGTGATATGAAGTAGATGTATTCTGGAGAATTCTCCTGATAAACTGTTTCTATATACTCCAACACTTTGTTGGTGACATCAGCAAATTTCTCATCATTATCCCACTGTTCGTTAAATATCTTCAGGTATGCTTCTGCCGTTGGCGAAGGCAATACATTTACTATCTGATAAACGCTATTGCCTCTCTCACATCCTAACTCGGTCGTGGTAAATTCATTGAACGGAAGATATACGTGTTGGCTGTTGTCTGCTACATGCAGAAAACCGCCCATGATATCACCAGTGGAATTACTTTTGAAGCGCACTTTACGCTTTATCCATTCTGCGCACTCTTTTGCTATTGCTTTCTGTGAAAGCTGATTGCGCAGACGGATTTCAAAATCGGTACCGTATAGATTACGTTCACGATTTAATTTGGGAATAAAAAACTCTCGCTTCTCTTTCTTGCCCTTGTCTTTGACAAATGTTGGCGAGGTAAAAATGAAGCGGAGTTCTTCTACGTTTTCCAGTTCTTTCTTTAATGTCTCGAAAGCATATATGGAAAACGATGCTGCTGCCACACATATACGACTATTCGTAGACATCCTGGCCTTCAGGTCGTCTACTACTCTTTCTGATATATTGTTAATGACTTTTGGTTGTTCCATAAGGTTTTATTAGGCTTAATCGAATTTCTGGTCTCTAATAAGTTCTGTATAATTACATTTAAGAGCTTGAGCTATCTTGAAAAACATTTCCAAGGATGGCTGCGACGAATTGGTTACCCACTTCGAGACTGTAGCTGGGTCCTTACCTAATTGTTCTGCAAGCCATTTGTTTGTCTGATTACGCTCTGCTAGCATGACCTTAATACGATTCAAATTCTTATTTGCCATATTATCTTCATTTTAATGTGCAAATATACGAAAAAAAACAAAGTCTTTTTAATTTTTTACAAAAAAATAAAAGTCCATTTCTATATTATTGCGTTTTTTTCATTCTCACACATTTCAACATAAAAAACTCGCCATCCTCACGGACAGCGAGCTCAATATAAATAAATAATATTTAAACTGTTGACAGCAACGACTTGCCGTCCAAATCTTATTGCCACAAAGATATGCAAAAAATCTATACCCTCCAAATATAATTGCATATTCTTCCTTTTCTCCCTGCATAATTATTAAGCAGCCATCTTCCTCATGTCTTTTCAACTATACATAATTCCGCATATCTTTGCAAAAAAATAGCTTAGTTATGCGGAATTCTCATACAACACAAACAACAATTAACGGCTCTGGGTTGGTGCTCTCTTCGGTAGAGCAGCTCCCCAATGCAGCAGCTGCAGCAGCCTTCACCGTTGACTCTGCAAAGGTTTTCCGAGACGACGGTGATATCATTCCTATCACGCTCTCCGAAAATTTGCAGTATATGCCCTGGGGTGGCGACAACCAAATGCCGTACCACATCCTTGACATGATTGAAGCGGACGAGACGCTTTCTACATGTCAGATCTTCAATGCGGAAGTGTGCTACGGCAACGGCTTGAAGTATAACTCTGACGCTTGTTCACAACAGGTAAAAAAGGAAATCGATGACTTTCTGTTGTGTAACAATATGGCATCGTACTTCTTGGGCGTATGCCAGGACTTCAAGCACTTTGGTTGGTGTGTTTCGGTTATCATCCTCGATAACGAGGGGAAACACATCGTCTCGCTTCACAGAAAGGAAGCGATATACTGCCGGTTCTCGCCAGCAAATAAGAATGGTGTTATTGAAAATATTGTCTATGCCAACTGGAAGAAGGCTATCTCCTCCGTGCAAGACGTGGAGGTGATACCGCTTCTATCACAAGTCTGTCCGTGGCACGACCTACAGGAACGGCTAAAGCGGAATACTCATCTTCGTAAGTTCGCTGTAGTTAGTCGCGTGCCAACTCCTGACTCTACTTATTATCCCATCCCATACTACGCTTCGCTTTTCAAAGGTAAGTGGTATAACATTAAGCAGCTCATTGGACTGGCCAAAGAGGCTAAGCTTAAAAATACTGCGCCCATTAAATACCAAATAGAGGTAAGCGCTAAGTATTGGGATAATATCTTCAAACGTGAGCGCATCACGGATCCTAAAAAGATGCAAGAACGTGTTATCGAAGAGAAACGGAAAATCATAGATTTCCTTACTGGTGCAGAAAATTCTGGTAAAGCGCTATTCTCAACTTTTTACGTTTCGCCTACTGGGGAGGTACAGCATGAAGTCGTTATTAATAATATTGACTCAGATAAGGAGGGTGGCGACTGGTCGACTGATATTCAAGAGGCTGTCAATATGTTCTGCTTCACTATGAGGGTGCATAGCAATCTCGTGGGCTCTGTGCCTGGCAAATCGCAGACTAATAATAGCGGTAGTGACAAACGTGAGCTATATACTATAGCGCAAGCTCTTCAAAAGCCATATCACGACTTGCTGTTTACCGTGCATCTCATCATAATGAAATTCAACAATTGGGTAGGAGCTTTCCCTGACTGCCCTTTCATACAGCTCACTACGTTGGATGAAAACAAGGACGCTAAGATGGTTTCCACTGAGCGGTAACCTTGGCAGGAGGACCTTCCAGTCCTCCTTTTTTCATCCTTTGTAGTAGGCTGTTTTTCACATTGTCATTTCCATTCAGCCCTATCTTAGTCTCTTTCTTTATTCCCTGCAGTGATTTATGGCAGACAATTTGTTTAATTCATAAGTTTTGTGAATCATTTATTAATTGTAAGCAAAAACATTAATGTATTAATTTTCCTACGCGAATTTACGGGGCGACAGTCATTTGCCAATACCGCGCTGCTATTTACTCACTTTTTAGCGAAAATCTCCCCAGCTCGCTCCACACAGATTTTAGCGAAAAAGATGGTTAAATTCTTGGCGCCATGCCTTTGACACGCCCTCGTTTTAATTGCTCGTAAAATCAAACATAATGTTTAACAATTAAAAAATACAAAACAATGAAAACAAATGTCCAAATCACAGCAGTAAAGAAAGAGTTCAAGAATGGTCAGAATGGCTATGAGGTGAAAATAGAAGGCATGGAGGGAAAGCTCGATTGCAAGATGAATTTCCATGAGCCGCTAAAAGCAATGCGCTATATGTTCTTGCTTTCGAAGAAGCTTGAGCTAAAGATTGATAGTATACAGCTCGCTGCTCTCTCGATGGAATATCAGCGTGCGAAAGATGCCGAGCAAAAAGCCATCGAGAATGCTGCCACTGCAATTGCAGAGGCTACTGAAGCGGAAAATGATGACAGTGCCTCCCCTTCGGGGGAGAATACAGAGGTAGCTCCCAGCACCGAACAATCTGAGCAATCTGCTCCTAAGCGTCGCGGACGTAAGCCAAAAGCGAAAAAAGTTAAAGAATCGCTCTTCCAAGAAGTATCTGCCTAACAGCAGATACTTCTTGATATAGAAGAGGGCTTTTTGGCTCTCTTCTATTATTTTCATATATTCTTGCTTTTTTACTTAGCTATCTCAATTTCTTTTACTATCTTTGCAAGTGAAACAAACTTTAACCAACTTAAACCATTATGAAAAAATTAGTAATAGCTCTTTTTGCCGTTTGCGCAATATTCTCTTCTTGTCAGAAAACACCTGAAGATAAAGCCAATGACTTGATTAAAGAAAACATAACCAAGATGTTGACTTATCCAGACTCTTATGAATCTGTGGAAACAACGGTAGATAGTTTATTTAATCCTATGTATTCTGTTGACTTTAAGCAAAAGGCCCAAAGGGCTATGGAGCTAAGTGATAGAATTGAGGATAATAAAACTAATATAGACCATGGATTATTAACCATGAATCTTCATTCTGGTCCTTATTCTAATTCTGTATATGACAGAACTAAATATAAAGAAGGAAAAGAAGAGTATGAAACTGCTAAAAAGTATAATGAAAAAGCAGTTCCTGAGCTTGAAGCTCTTAAGAAAGAAATGAAGGCTCAACTTGAAAAAGACGACGAATTCTTAGGATTTGCTATTGAACACAAGTTCAGATGTAAGAACGAAGCTGGCAATACACTAATGAATGATTTTCTCCTTATTGTTGATAAGGATATGAAAGAAGTCATTTATGGAATCAATCTAAAGGGTCTCGAATTCAGGGTAGTGTAA